CTGAAGCTGAGTCAATTTCGGTATATGGTGGAGAGGATTTGGTGCCTCCACAATACGGAAAAGTTTTTATTAGCATAAAACCAAGAAATGGTGATTTTATACCAAATACAATTAAAGAAAATATAAAGAGAGATCTTAGAAAATATTCTGTTGCGGGTATTATTCCAGAAATTTTGGATCTAAAATATCTTTTTGTAGAGGCAGAAAGTAAAGTATATTACAACCCAAGTTTAGCACCCAATGCAAATGCATTAGCATCAAAGATACAAAATAATATTACAAAATACGCTGATTCAAGTGAATTAAATAGATATGGTGCAAGATTCAAATATAGTCAATTCTTGAGACTGATTGACCAAAGTCACTCTGCAGTAACCTCAAATATAACGACCATTAATATTAGAAGAGATTTGAGATTGGCATTGAATCAATTTGCAGAATATGCGATTGACTTTGGAAATGAATTCTATGTTAAATCTATGAATGGATATAACATAAAATCCTCTGCATTTAGGGTGATAGATATTAATGAGGATGTTTACCTTACTGATGTCCCTAATCCTGATAAAAAAACTGGAGTTATTAATTTAATTTCTTTAGCAACTCCAGAATCTACTACTCCTATCATAAGAAGAAGTGGTGTTGGTCTAGTAAATTATGAAAAGGGTCGAGTAACATTAAATCCAATCAATATTATTTCAGGAAAAACCAAAGATAGTCAACAAATTTTAGAAATATCAGCATGTCCATTATCCAATGATGTTATTGGTTTACAAGACCTCTATCTTCAGTTAGATAAGACTTCTGTTGAAATGGTTGTTGACCAAATCAGTTCTGGGTCAAGTCCATCGGGTTCCAACTACACAGTCAGTTCCAGCTATAGTGCAGGAAATATCGTAAGATAACAAAAACAAATGAAAGAAAACAGAGTAAAAATTAGTCACATCGTCGAGAACCAATTACCCTCTTATGTGAGGGAAGAATTTCCTTTGATTGGGCAATTTTTATCAAGATACTATAGAGCTCAAGAATATCAAGGTGGCCCTCTTGATATAATTCAAAACATTGACGAATATTTAAAGAGATCTACAACTGATGGTTATGTCAAAGATACTTACTTGACATATCAACTAGATGCATTTAGAGATGGCAACATATATGTTGACAATACTGATGGATTCCCCGATTCAGATGGTCTTATTAAAATTAATGATGAAATTATATATTATCGATACAAAACAAATATAACATTTGAAACCTGTATTAGAGGATTTTCTGGAATTAGTTCTTATGGCAATGGTAGCGATACTGAAGAACTAGTTTTTGATAATACCACTGCAGTTGAGCACGATGTTTATTCCAGAGTAGAGAATCTTAATTCTTTATTTTTGGATGAATTTTTGAGAAAAATAAAAAAGCAACTTTTAGATGGTTTAAGTGATAAGGATTTATTTTCTCAATTAAATCAAAGATCTTTTATTAAAAATTCTAAAAGTTTTTACTCTTCAAGGGGAACTGATAAGTCTTTTGAAATTCTTTTTAAAGCATTATATGGAAAAAGCGCGGAAATAATTCGTCCGATTGATTCTGTGCTGACTCCATCAGATGCAAATTATAAAGTAGATAGAAATTTAGTCGTCGAAGTTGTAGAGGGAGATCCTGAAAATTTACTTAATAGAACCCTTTTTCAGGATGAATTTGAAAACATTAGAAAAGCATATGCTCCAGTATCAAGTGTAGAAAAAATATATTCTGGTATTTCGACAGCAGAGTATTACAAGATAGCTATCGATGGATCTTTAACTCAAAATGATGGATCAACTGAACTTTTATATGGAAATTTTTCACCACACCCCAAAACTTATGTAATTGGATCTGTAGGAGTTGGACAATCATTTATAGATGTTGATACTACTATTGGATTCCCCAATGCAGGTACATTAAGTTTTCAATATGAAAATGGGACTTCTGGAGTATGTACATATTTTGGAAAAACCGTAAACCAGTTTTTGGATATTGAAACTGATGGAATTAGTGGAACAATTAAAGATGGCACATATATTGATCAAAATACATTTGCTTATGTTGGAAGCCCTACCGATAATGGGGTTAGAGTAAAGATTAGATCTGTTCTGAATGATATTCGCGTTCCTACAAATACTTATTATCAGAAAAAAGGTTCTAAGACAAAAATAAAAACTTTAGGAAAAACTGGAGAGTCTATAAAAGAAAATCACTGGATATTCAATACTGCTCAATATTATGAGGTTGAAAATCTTACATTAGTTGATTCTTCTAATAATACCTATAAGTTAGTAACAAAGGATAACCATATTCTTAGAATAGGCGACTTATTGACGCTAACAGACCGCAATAATCAAGTATTGCCGGATGAATTTGTAGTTACCGATGTTTTCAGTGATAATACATGCATTTTTAGAGGAACTGGAATATCTGATGCGTCTCTTATATCAAAAGTAACGAGAAAAATAATAAAAGTTGATTCTAATATACACCCTAATTTAAATACATTAACAGCAAATATTCAAAATGTCTATCTAAAACCTGATATTGGATTTGTTAATGGAAAACCATACTATGGCCCATATCATGAACACCCAGAAACTGGTGTTAGAATGGTGGGAGCAAAGCATACACCATTCCCACATGATATAATTGTCGATGATCCAAAGTCATCAAAAGTTCTTGTAGCATCATCTTCATTGCCAGCAGATGCTGATGTAAAATTAGATCCAACTATTCAAAAATTTACTGTTTCTGGAACATTTGTTGTTGGAAGCACTGATATTCAAATTGTATCAGGAGTAGACCATAATTTATATACTGGCGATCAAATTGTATATACGCCACAAAAAGGTATTGTTGAGAGAACCTTAGCAAATGGTGTAATTATTGATCAAGAATATATTATTAGTTCTTTATTTGATGAAGGAACTTATTTTGTTAAAAGAGTAAGTGATACTACTATTAAGTTAGCTAAAAGTAGAGCAAATATTCACAATAATATTTTTGTGGAGGTCGAAGGTTCTACTGATACTGTAACTATTACAAGCAACGATTTTGAAAAAGCAGAATTTTATGAAAGAAGAATTGAACCTCAAAGAATATTCAGAGAAGTAAAATCTCCATCTAAAGATAGAAAAGAACACGAAACTTCTCCAGGATATAATGGCATTTTGATTAATGGTGTTGAAGTTTTAAATTACAAATCAACAGATAAGTGTTTTTATGGAGAAGTATCTTCTATTTTAGTTGCTAATGGAGGAGAAGATTATGATGTGATAAATCCTCCTATTTTAGGAATAACTGATTCAGTTGGTTCTGGAGCTACTGGATTCTGTGCTGTTGAAGGAAATTTAAAAGAAATTAGAGTTATTGATTCTGGATTTGATTATCTTAATACTCCAATAGTTAAAATTTCCGGAGGATCTGGTGAAGGTGCCACAGCCGAAGCCAAAATGGTCACAGTACCTCATAATGTCACCTTTGATGCCAGTGGCATAGGTTCCGCCCGAATTGGTGTTGATACATCTACTATCGGTTTTTCCACAACACATAAATTCAGAACAGGTGAAAAGGTAGTTTATAAAACTTTTGGAAAAAAATCACTTGTTGGACTTAATACAGATGCTACTTATTATGTAAATGTTGTTGATAATTATACAGTAACTTTACATAAAAATTTAAGTGAAGCTTCTGTTGGATTAGGAACAGTTGGATTTACTGATTTTGGTGAAGGAATTCATTCTCTTAACTCTGCTAATGGTAAATCTATTGTAAGTTCTATTGTTGTCACAAATAGTGGTAGTGGTTATAAAAATAAAAAAACTAGTTGTGCTTCTGCTGGGGTAAGCACATCTTCTAATTTAATTAATATTAAAAATCATGGATATAATAATGGAGAAATTTTAAAATATACTACTGATGGAAGTGCGATAGGGGGATTAACAAATTCATCAGAATATTATGTAACAGTCGTAAATGAAGATCATTTTAAATTGTCTGCAGTTGGTGTTGGAACAACTCAGTCAGATTTCTATTATAAAACAAAGCAATATCAAAACTTTGACAATATTGGATCTGGAACTCATACTTTTAACTATCAGGATATATTAGTATCAATCACAGGAAATCTTGGAATTGGTACAATTGAAGGAAAAACTTTTGAAGCTCAAATTCAACCAATTATTAGGGGAGAACTTACAGATATTTTCCTAGAAAATAGTGGTGTTGGATACGGTGTTACCAATATATTAAATTATGAAAGATCTCCTCTCATAGATTTAAACTCTGGAAGGGGTGGAGAAATAACTCCTGTCGTAACAAATGGAAGAATTACTGATGTTGTGGTTGCGGCTGCGGGAACAGATTACAACTCTGCACCAGAAATTAAAGTTCTTGGAATTGGTACAGGAGCTGTACTTATTCCGGAATTAAATTCTTTGGGCAATATTATTTCTGTAAATATTGCTAATTCTGGAGCCGGATATGGATCTTCTACTACATCTATAGATGTAGTGTCTTCAGGAAAGAATGCATCTTTTAAAACAAATATTCAGCAATGGACAGTCAATAGAGTTAGAAAAAATTTACCTCAGATAACTGCAGATGATGTTTTTATAGCAACACCTACAGCTGGAACTGGATTGCAATGTGGTTATGTATATGCACCTAGAACACTGAGATCTATTTTGTATGGATCATCATCCGATGGTAAAGTTTTATTTGGCAAAAAAGATTTAACCTTAGTAAATGGATCTGAGGGCACTTCTGACGCACACTCTCCCATAATTGGATGGGCTTATGATGGAAATCCAATTTATGGTCCATATGGATATTCTACAAAATCTGGTGGAACGGTAGTTCAGATGAAGTCTGGATATACTTTAAATTTAAAAACGACCAGACCACCGACTAGTGAATTTCCTCCAGAATTTTTTATTGAAGATTTCCTTTGGTTAGAAAGTACAGATGAGTCTTTTCTTGATAAGCACAATGGAAGATTTTGCGTTACTCCAGAATATCCAAATGGAGTATATGCATATTTTTCAACGATTGATTCTGTTTCATCTGGAGATGGTGTCTTTAAAAATTACAAGCAACCAAAATTTCCATATTTGATTGGAGATAGTTTTTACTCAATTCCAAACTCTTTTAATTTTAATCCAGCTTCTAGACAAGATAGTATTGATTTAAATAAAACTTCTTGGGCTCGTAATACATATCCATATTCTTTAGAGAATGATTATAGTGGATATAATTACATAAAACAGTCTTATAGAGAAGTTGAACAAGAATCTGAAATTAAATTTGTCAAAAAAGGTTCTGTAGACTCCATAGGAATCTTAACCGGAGGTCAAAATTATCAAGTCGGTGATGAAATTATCTTCAAAAAGCAAGAAAATAATTCATTTGTCCCAAGCGGAACAATTAGCCAAATTTCTGGTCAAGGAATTAGTACAATAAGTGTTAATACGACCGCTTTAAACAATGTAGAATTTTATAGAGTAAGTCCAAACTCATTTTTAGGAATAAACACTGCTTCGCATGGATTACTCAATCGTGATATTGTTACCATATCCGGATTGACAACCACGACAGCAGAACTAAGAGACTTTGTTTCTGTTGGAGTGAATACTACAAGATTATCTCTTACTAAGGCAGTTGATAATATTGGTGCTACTGGAATTGTAACTTATTTCTCAGTTGTAGGTGATCTGGGAATGTCTGAAAATGATATTTTTAAAATAGGTGACGAAAATGTCAAAATTTTGAATGTTGACAGATTTTCATCAAGAATCAGAGTTTTAAGACAAGAAAATTCTACAGTTGGTACTTCTCATACGGAATCTACAAACTTAGAATCTCTGCCAAGAAAAATTACATTTAGTGTTGATGTTGGTATCGATACTAGTATTTCGAGTAAAATTAACAAAGAACTGTACTTTAACCCATCAGAAGCGGTAGGTTTAGCTCAAAGTGGCAATACATCAGTTGGAATTGGAACAACTTTATCAATTTCAAATCCAGGATCTGGAAAAACTGAACTTTTTGTTGAAACTAGAGCAATTTATTTACCTAACCACGGATTAAGAACAGGAGATGTTGTAACATATCAAACAAATGGTGGAGATTCTATTGGAATAGCCACTCATTCCGTAGTTGGTAATGGTGCTACAAATCCTGACACCACTCTCCTCAGTCAACACTCATCATTATTTGTAGCAGATCTTGGTGTCGATTTTATTGGACTTTCCACAGTAAAAATTGGTATCGGATCTACAGGTTCATTTGTTGGAGTGGCAGATACTACTTTACATCAAAGTCTTGTGTACTTCCTTGGGATAGGAACGGGCACATATCATAGCCTTAAAACAACATATCCAGTCATTAAAGGAAAAGTTGAAAAAAATATAGTAACTGTATCCACTGCAGGAACTCATGGTTTATTAAACGAAGATATTGTCAATATTAATGTTAGTCCAGAGAACTCAACATCGATTAATGTTTTCTATAATAAGGCAAATAGAAAATCTATAATTACCGGTTTAGCTTTCACTTCTGGTGGAATAACAACTGCGACAAGTGCAACTGGATCAAGAAGTTCAATAAATCTTAGCGATCATGGACTGGAAACTGGTCAAAAAATAATTCACATATCAGATTCTCCATCTGGGGGATTAGAAACTGACAAGGAGTATTTTGTTTATGTCGTTGATAAAGATACGATTCAATTAACAAATGAAAAATTCCAAGTAACAAAAACTCTCCCCAATTTCGTTGCTATTAGTACAGCATCTAGTGGAGAAATTTATCCAGTAAATCCACAAATAAAGTTATATAAGAATTCAGTTATAAACTTTAATGTATCGGATAGCACTTTATCTTACACTCAAAATGCAACTTCTTTCCCAGCATTTGAGTTAAAATTCTATACAGATGAAAACTTCAATAATGAATATTTTGGTACTGGATCTCTTAATGACGATGGTTCTTTTGATGTAGCAAAAACGGGTGATGTTGGTGTAACGACTGATGCTAGAGTCACTCTTAGAATAAAAGAAAATACTCCAGATATACTTTATTATAGATTATCTCCAATTAAAGATCTTGGCAATTTACCTGTTAATAAGGAAATTGAAGAGGATGATGATCTTACTTCAAATAAACTTATAATTCAAAACAGCAAGTATTCTGGCCAACATAAGATAACGGTGTCTGGTAATAATGATTTTACTTATGATCTAAGAGAGGTTCCCGAAACATCATCATACACAAACACGGTATCAAAATTATCTTACACAACAGGATCATCTTCGGCATATGGTTCTATATCTGGAGTTTCTATAACAAATAAGGGTGGTGGATATGAAATAATTCCTGGTATTTCAACTATCTCAAGTTCTCTTGGCAGTGGAGCTTTATTAGAACCATCTAGTAGCACTATAGGTAAAGTTGAATCAATTTCATTGTCAAATATTGGATATGATTACTCATCAGATTTTACACTCAGACCCACAGTTAAACTTCCACAAACATTTAGAATTGAACCACTGACTGGATTTGAATCTATCGGAATTACTTCCTTAGGTAGAGGATATAATACTGCTCCAAGTTTAGTTGTTCTTGATGGAAAAACCAAAAAAGAAATTATTGATGTAAAACTAAGATATTCTTTAGATAATAATGAAGTAGAAATTCTACAAAATACTAATAACCTGTCAAATGTTGATCCAACAATTATTCCTGTTGGAAATCCTAATGGCATTAGAGCAAAGAATTTTACATATGATGATGCCACCGAAGAAGTAACAGTAACTCTGAAGGACGCATTTAGTACAAGTGACACTTTCCCACTTGAAGTTGGTGATAAAGTTCTAGTAGAAAATGTTAGTGTTGGTATTGGATCGACTGCTTTAGGATTTAATTCAGAAAATTATGATTATGTTAGATTTGAAATTACTAAAGTATTCCAGAACTTAGGTTCTGTTGGAATTGTTACTTATAGCATGGCTGGTCAGGTTTCATCGGGACAAACAACCGGTAAATTTAATGCTAAAAACTCATCGGCAATTTTGGTTAGAGAGAGGGATTTTCCACAATTCGACTCTACATTAAAAGCAAATATTTTTGAAGCAGGAGAAAGTGTCAATAATGGTATTCAATCTGCTGATGTATTTGAATGGGACTCAGAAAACAAATATTTGACTGTTGAAAGTTCAGAAGATTTTGTAATTGGGGATATTATTAAATCAGATCAAACAGGAAGAAAGGGTTTAATTAGAGAAAAAATTTCTTTTGAAACTACTTACGATGTAGATTATTTCTCTCTTGTAAATAATGGTTGGGAATATGAGAAGGGATTTTTAAATAATGAGTCTCAAAGAATACATGATAATGAATATTATCAAAATTTCTCATATTCTATTAAGTCACAAGTTCCATTAGAGGAATGGGAAGATGTTGTATCCCAATTAAATCATGCTGCTGGATTTAGAAAATTTGCAAGTCTTGATATTGAGTCAAATCTTCCTAGAGCAAGCCAGGCTACATTAAGACCAATTACAGAGCAAAGTGTTGATCTAATCTTTAATCTCCAAAGTGTAACTGATTTAAATTGTGTTGATAACTTTGATTTAGTGTCCGAAAACTACCTAAGAGGAAGTCTTAGAGACTATTCTGACGAAATTTCATTCAGCACAAGAATTCTTCAGGACTATGCAGAATCTGTTGGAAATAGAGTTCTTACTGTAGATGATTTTAGTAACCAATTTAATAATAATGCTAGAACCACTAAATTTGAAGAAGTTTTTAGAGGAAGATTAAGCAACAGCAGAGCTCAAAAATTCATAGCATACATTCAAGATAGATTATTTACTGGCGAAAGACAGATTATGCTTGTCAACGCTCTTTATGACACTGGGCGTGGATTTGCAATGATCAATCAATATGGGGCACTTGACACAGTTCTTGATCTTGGATCCTTTGACTCAGTAATTGAAGGCACAGAGGCTGTTTTACAATTCTTCCCAAATAAATTTGAACTTAACAATTACAATGTAAGATTGTTTGCGTACAATATTGATGCTAATACTCTAGGTGTTACTACAACACAAGAATATATTTCTGTTGGTAGCACTGTTATTGGAGAGTCAACAGCAACAAATTTCCCTGGCGGATTAGTTAGTATTGCATCATCAGTTGTTCAAATGGCTGGCGGTGCAGAGACAACGATTGTAACCATGGCAGGTATTGGAACAACTACTTCTGGATCTAGGTCGGCAAAAATCCTTGTAAATGTTGAAGCTAGCGATGGTTCTGTCGAATATGATGAATTGACCTTGGTTCATGATGGAACAGATGTTCAATTGATGGAATATGGTCAACTAACAATACATTCAACAGATGCATATTCAACTGGGTCGAATATAGGAACATTTGGTGCCTCTATTAGTGGAAACGATATAAGAGTGACATATACTCCTATTGCGGGATTAACCACTGCAAGTGTTAATACAATAACTGTCGGATTATCCTCTGAAGGATATACTGGAATTGGCACATATGAACTCACACATAGTTCTATTGAAGCCAAAACTACTTCTATTGGATCAACAACAATGCCAGTAGCTGTAGGAATTGCAAGTTATAGCGATACCTATGATGCAGCATATTGTTTTGTTCAGGTATCTGATACAACAAATGGTAGATATGAGGTATCTGAAGTTCTGATTATTGATGATTACAATGACGAAGATCCCGAAAATGTTCAAATTGTTGAGTATGGTAATACTCAGATTGGATCCGGTGCTTTTGTAGGACTCGGTACGATCAGCGCAAGAAGAGCAGGTGATGGATCAAATTATACTGAAGTAACCTTTACGCCAGATGCTGGTGCAGATATTGAAGTAAAAACTTACATGAATGCCATGAGGCCCGAAACTAATGACTCTCCAAGTCCTGGTGGAAGAGTTGTTGGTGGAGAATCTGAAATTGATTTTGGTAATGCATCAATTCAGAACTCAGATGCAGTATATACAGGAACTCAAAATAGTGTTAAGAGGCAATTTAACATCCAACACAAGTCTCTTGATGTGTTCAGAAGAGTTGTTGATGGATCTTCAACAAATATTATTGACCTATCAAATAATACTATTACCATACCCGACCACTTCTTTGTAACTGGTGAGGAAGTTGTATACGCACCTTCCACTGGACTTGGAACTCACGCTATCGGTATTGCTAGAACTACCTTCGTTGGGGTTGGATCTACAACTCAATTACCATCATCTGTATTTGTTATTAAGCAAAGTGATAGTAAAATTAAATTAGCAAGATCTGCAGAAGACGCTCTCAAAGCAATCGCTGTTCCTCTTGATTTTACTAGCGTTGGTGTTGGAACATCTCATAGTTTTACTTCCAAGAATCAAAACCAAAAAGTTATATTCTCAATTGATAATGTTATCCAATCTCCTGTTGCAGGAACTTCAGTTACATCTGTCTTAGCAGATGATGCTATTAGAAATACAGATATTCTTAAATTTGTTGGGTTAACATCTTTCTTTGGAGCAGATTACATCAGGGTTGGAGCAGCTGACACTGGGGAAATTATGAAAATTCTCGGTGTTGGAATTGGTACAACAAACGGAGTTAAGGTTCAGAGAGGATGGTTAGGAACTCCAATCGTGGGTCATGATACGGGATCTCTAGTTACTAAACTCAGAGGTGGATATAATATTGTTGACAATTATGTAAACTTTGCTGAAGCTCCCAGTGGACTGAATCCGGTTGAATTGCCGACAAATCCACCAGACTCTAGAGATTGGACTGGAATAACCACATCATCTTCATTTAACGGAAGAGTCTTCCTCAGATCTGGAACAAAAGGATCTTCATCAGAGGCTTATTCCCAGAATTATTTGTATGATGATATTGGACAACAATTTAATGGAAAAGACAAAGATTTCTCTCTAACAGTTAACAATGGCACTAATGTTACTGGAGTTGCCACAAATAATGCAGTGATATTGATTAACAATATATTCCAAGGGCCTGGAAATAATTACAATTATTCTTTAACTGAAGTTGGTGGTATTTCTAGTATAAGATTCACAGGAACTGCAAGTTCTGTTGGATATGATCCAAATAATGCAAACATCCCAGTTGGTGGCGTCATTGTTTCTGTAGGATCATCCGAAGGATTTGGTTATCAACCACTTGTAGCTGCTGGAGGAACTGCTATTGTTTCTGCTGCAGGAACTATCGCATCTATTTCTATTGGAAATACTGGTTCTGGTTATAGATCTGGAATACAAACTGTAAATGTCTCAATTCAGAGGGAAAGTATAAATGGTGCCGACATTGTTGCGATTGGTACTGCTGCAATCTCCGGTGGTCATATCACTGGAGTTGCTGTAACAGATTCTAGAGTATTCTATGTTCCTAGAGATATTTCTAATGTAGGATACACTTCTATTACTGGTATTACTACGATTACAACATCAACTGCACATGGATTAAGTGTTGGCAATGAGGTAGTTCTTTCTGGAATCGCATTTACTTGCGATTATGCACCTGCTGTTGGTGTTCAAAGTGCAATTTACAATAATGTCACTGGCATTATGACGGTCACCACCACTGGCGCACATGGCCTCTCAACTACTGGAAAGAGTAGCGATGTTCTTTTGACTGGACTTGGATTTACATGTGCTCTTGGCGCAGGTATTCACACATATCCAAGAACAACAGATCCTGTTTATTGTGGAACTAAGGTAACTGGAGTTGCCAGTGCAACTCAATTTACGGTTGATGCCGGAATCTCCACTGTTCCTACCTTCTATGTCTCTGGTGGTATTGCACAACCAGTGTTAGTTGCACCTAGAGCAAACAACAATTCAGCTAGTGGTCAAGATCCTGCTTATGATGGAACTCCGGTTCTTAGAGTTCTGAGCACTACTCAGTTTGAGGTTGACAGTGGCATTTCTACTAGACCTCACAATTATGCAAGATGTGGTAAAGTAAATCAATTACTTAAGGTAATTATTGATGAACCACATAGTTATGTAAATATTCCGTTGTCATATAGTTCAGATTCTCTTGGATCTGGTGGAGTAAACGCCACCATTGATGTTGTTGTTGGTCAAGGATCTAGTGTCATAGATTTCTCGATATCAAACACCGGATATGGCTATGGAGTTGGACATATTTTAACTATTCCTTCTGGCGGTGCAACTGGAATACCTACAACAGGATCTTCAAACTTTGAAGAATTTAAGGTTGATATTTTAGAAATTGATTCTGATTTATTTACTGCATGGTCTATTGGACAACTTCAAGTTCTTGATGATGTATCTTCATTGTTTGATGGAGTAACGAAGACATTCCCAATCACCTTGAATGGAAATTCTTTCTCCATTCAGTCCGCACCTGGATCACTTGTAAAAGTCCAGGACACATTATTACTTTTTGTCAATGATATTCTTCAAGTTCCCGATGAATCATACTTCTTTACTGGTGGAAGCAACTTTAGTTTTGAAGAGGCACCTAAAGCAGGTGATACATTCAAATTGATTTTCTATAGAGGAACTGGTGGTGCTGATGTTGTTGATAGAGATATCATTGAGACAGTGAAGACTGGTGATGATTTGACAATTGGATATGATAGAAGACTAAAACAAACTCCTCTGAATATAAATCAAGATAAGTTCTTACAAGAAGATGAGCGTACCGTTTCGGAGATAACATCCTCCAGTTCTGTGGATACGAACCCATATTCTGGCGGTGGTCTTAGTGATAAGACCAGAATGTTAAGGCCGGTTAAATGGTGCCGACAGACTGAAGATAGATTTGTTGCCGGTAAGCAAATTAGTAAAGCGAGAGATCTTTATAATGCAAACATTTTCCCATCGACTTATATAATTAAATCTGTTGGAATTGGATCTACAGTTATTAATGTTGATAATGTAAGACCATTCTTTAATGCTAAGAATGAGAATAAAGTTAACACTGATTTCCAAAAGGACATTCTTTTCATAGATAATCCTCAAAAAGTAGCAGCTGCTGCAACAGCAGTTGTTGGGGTAGGTACAACGGTTACCTCCATAGTTATTTCGGATGGTGGTAAAGGTTACACTAGTGTACCAACTGTAACAATACAAACTCCTGTTGGATTGGGAACAACTTCTAGAGCAACTGCTACTGCAACTATCTCTGGAGGATCTGTAACTTCTATTTCTGTTGATACTGGTGGTACTGGTTATGCACAAACAACTCATCCTAGAGTATTGATTGGACCGCCAACATTTGTAACTGAAACAAATACAATCGATTCTTATTCTGGAGACTTTGGAATTATTACTGGTATCGGCACAACATCCATAGCGGGTGTTGCAGTTACTGGACTTGTTCTTGATCTTGTTATCCCATACGATTCATTCTTGAGAAATAGTGATATTACTCAACCATCTGCAATCACTGCGAGTGGAATTGGCACTGGTGATTTGTTTGTAATTAGGAATTCAAATGTTGGTGGTGGTCTGACCTCTCTGGATGAAAACAACGCTGTTGTTGGAGTTGGTACAACCTTTATGGACGGTGTATACAGAGCTGCTCATGTTACCACTGGTGTAACTACTGATGCAATTGGTTTTGGTCAAACTACAGTAACTCAAGTTGTTGTAAGTGTTAGTTCTACAGATGGACTGACTGGATTGGCAGTCAGTCACTTCTATGGCGAATATAGTTGGGGTAAATTACAATTAACAGATAGAAATAAAAATCAAGCATATACAGTAAATACTACTAATGGTATTACTGGAATTGAAACAGGCCCCGTAGTGGTTAGACAAAAATCATTGAAGGTTAAAAGTTATAGTACCTGATTCATACTAAATAAAGAAAAATCCTGCTCAAAATGGCTGCAATTATAACTGATCAGATTAGAATTTTAAACGCGAAAAACTTTGTTTCTGGCGTGACTACTTCTGATAACTCATATTATGCTTTTGTTGGATTACCAAACCCAACAGATATTCAATCTGACTGGGATGATGATCCCCCCAGCCCTACTGACAACTTTAGTCAAGCTAACGATACATGGGATACCATGATCGCTTTGAAAAAGATAACATCAGAAGATGTTAAACTAGTCATCAAAAAGGTGACTTGGAATTCTGGTACAACTTATGATTACTATAGACACGACTATAGTATATCAAATATTCCAAGAAATGCAAATGGAACTTCATTGTATTCTGCAAATTATTATGCGATTAATAGTGATTATAGAGTATACATTTGTTTGGATAATGGAACAAATCCAGAAAATCCAGATGGAAGACCTTCTTTGGATGAACCAACCTTTACTGATTTAGAACCAAGAGCGGCAGGAACAAGTGGTGATGGATATATTTGGAAATATCTCTATACGATAAAACCATCCGATTTAATTAAGTTTGATTCTACAGAATTCATGCCAGTTCCTTTGAACTGGGAAACTAGTAATGATCATGCCGCTGTAAGAGATAATGCTGTCGATGGTAGTATTAAAACAGTCATTGTTCAAAATAGAGGTGTTGGATTAGGAACTGCGAATAGAACTTACACCAGAGTTCCCATCAAAGGGGACGGATCTGGTGCTGAGTGTACTGTTGTTATTAATAATGATCAACAAGTTGATAGTGTTACGGTATCAAATCCAGGAAAAGATTATTCCTTTGGTACTGTCGATTTAGTCGCAGGAAATGTTCCAACGGGAACAGCAACTCCAAATCTTGAAGTTATAATGTCTCCACCAGGTGGCCATGGAAAAGACATCTACAGAGAATTGGGTGCTAAAAATGCTCTCTTATATGCAAGAATTGAAAATGATGATGAAAATCCAGATTTTATTACTGGAAACCAAGTTTCTAGAATTGGTATTGTAAAAAACCCTAAAGCATACAATTCCACTTCAAATCTTTCATTGTCAAAAGCAAGTGCAGTTTATGCGATGAGATTGGTTGGAACTGGATACAGTTCTGCAACTTTCACTGCAGATTCTACTATCACTCAAACTGTTGGTACAGGAGTTACTGCTATTGGTAGAGTTATCAGTTATGATCAAGTTACTGGTGTTTTAAAATACTGGCAAGATAGAACTCTTGCGGGATTTAATACTGTTGGAACTGCTCAAACAAACCCACAATATGGATATGAATTGACAAGATTCTCATCTTCAGTATCTGGAAATGGATCTTTTAGCATAGTTGGAACAACTGCTGGGTTAAGTATTTCAACTACATTTAGCGGTCTCTCTACCACTCTAAATAATAGAACATATTACCTTGGACAATCATTCACAAATGGTTTGTCAAATCCAGAGGTCAAAAAATATTCTGGAGATATAATTTATATTGACAACCGACCAGCTATTACGAGATCTTCCAACCAAAAAGAAGATATAAAAATTATACT